CAGATCGCCTCGTCATACATCGGACCCCACATCTTCATCGTGCGGTCAACTTCGGCCGCAAGATCGGTCGGGACGGTGTATCCACCGGCAGTCGTGGTGCCGGCCGTCTGGGCGCGGAACTCGGTCATGCCTGCCCGGATCGCCGCGCGGTGCTCGGCGTCGAGCTCCTGCGGATCGAAGCCTGCGCGGGCGAGCGCAACGAACGCCTCGCGATATTCGGGCCTCTTCGCCTCTTCGACACCGCGTGCCTCGCCGCCCTGGTCAGGCCGGCGCTGCTCACGGATTTCCGTGGCCGCCGCTTCGAGCTTCGCCTGGCGCTCTTCCTTGGCGATCATCGCCTCAAGAGCGTCAAACTCCGCCATGATCTTGTCGTGACGCTCGGTCAGCTCCTGCGAGCGGGCCTCATCGGTGTTGGTCTTGATTTCCTCAAGCGCCTCGCGGGCCTGAGTGACAAGGCGACCGCGCTTGTCCTGCATGTCGGTCAGGTTCATTTTGGGTCTTTCTGTGAGAGAGCGCCGTCGTCTCGACGGTGCGGATCACGCCTTTCCCAAGGGCTATAGGGCTCGGCTTGCGCCGGGATTATTCGGGCTTGATGCCCCGAAACTTGTGTTCGGCCTCAGCCTTGCGCGCTGCGATGCGGGCGCGGGCCTGTGATGCGTTGTGCTTGGCACGCTCCAATTCCTCAGCGGATTTGCGCGCTTCCTCCATCGAGCGGAGGGCGGAGGTTGCGTCCGGGTAAGCCGGCATTGTCACCGGACCCACCTCGTAGAGATTCGCCTCGCGGATCGTGCGGAGCGGCATGTCGCCGCTGAAGTCCCACTCGTCCCCGCCTTCAGGGATGTCGAACATGAAGCTCGAACCGTCCACGTCGCCGCGGTCCATCGACACTTGCAGATCGCGGGCGGCTGAGGTGTCGGGAAGGTCCACTTCGTAGCGGAGCCCGTTGTCATCCTCGACCAGCCGGAGCGTTCCGGATTTTGTGCGGCCGAGAACCTTGGACTCGTCGTGGTTGAAGAACGAGAACACGTCGCCGCCAAGCGCTCGCCTGAACGCCCCCGGAAGGATGCGTTCCCGAAAGCTGCGGCCGATCACGGTCTCGCTATTGAACACGGCGCCATATCCGGCGACCTGTCTGCTTTCGCCATCCACCCGGATCTCGACCGGAGATTCAATTTTGCGACGTTCCATCCTGCTCCCCATTGGGCGGTGGCGTTCCCTGAAGTTGCTTGCCGGCGTCCTCGATCGGCACCATTGCGCCCTGCATGTAGAGCCTTGATGCCGCAGGGTTGCCGCTCGGCTCCTGCCCCATGTATTTCGCGCCCGTTTCGGGCGAATAAACCGCGCACTGAACCAAGCTGGCCACCGCTTCTGCGCGGGCCTTGAAGTCGCCGCGGAGCAACCCGTCCAGGTTGTGCTCGACGTAGCGACCGCCGTTCCGTTGCCCGAACAGCTTGAGATTGCATTCCTGCTCGAACGTATCGGCCCACTGCCCGACAAGATGCTTCACGAAGAAGAGGTCTTGCTGCTCGGTGTTCGAGAACGTCCCGTTGGTCAGGTCTTGCAGGAACACGGGCGGCATCTGGTAGAGGCGGGCAATCTGCTCGACCACGAACCGCTGTCCGTCCGTCATCTGCCCCTTTTCCGGCTCGTAGCCGATTGGCCTCAGTTCGTGGCCTGCGGGGAGGGGGACGATTTGCGAACCGGAGTCCTTGGCGACGTTGATTGCCCGTTGGATATCTTCGAGGGCGCGCTTTTGCGTCTGCGGCCCAGCGGCCAGAGGGCCGAACAGCCCCAACGGCGGAACCCCGCCGCCAGCGAAGAACTTCGCGCCGTATCTCGTCATGGCGATGGCGAGCTGAATGACTTCTGCGCCCTGCGTAATCGGGCTGTAGTGACAGAGACCGTCCGGTTTAAGCATAAAGGGAACGTCGATGATTTCGTTGGCAGAATAGAGCTTTCCGCCGACTTCGTAAGTCGTTACTCCCGTTGCCGTCCGCTTGAACTTCGCCTTGCGCGGATCGATCGGCCACAAGCCGATGATGTTGGTTCCGCTGCGTTCGATGTAGAGCAGGCCGCGACCGCCGGTAAAAACCTGTTGCCAGAAGTGCTGACGAAGCTTGAAGCTCGTCCACTCCGCATTGGGTGCTTCGTGGATCAGGGTCTCCAGCCCGCCCTCGATCCGCTCTCCGCCGTTAGCTGAGCGGTAGGCGTGCAGGGGTAGAGCCGCCAGTGTGCGGGACAGAAACGCCACGGCCGCCCATAGCGCGGGTACGGTGAGCGCCGAATCCATTGTCACGCTCGGCAAAGAAACATCGCCAAGACCGAACACCTGGAGAATGTTCGCTCCCGGCGTTTCGATGCCGGGTATTTCCGTAATTATCCGCTGTTCAACGCCGAGCGCCTTCCGCCACGACCACCTCATGCGTTCACCAGCGAAAAGTTCGGATCATCCCACGGCGAAACGGGAACGGCTTCCTGCATCATCGCCTCAACCCCTTCCGCCATTGCCAATGCAACAAGACCATCGATGCGGCCCGTCGCTTTCGCCTTGTCCAGTTTTCGGTTTCCTGCCGGGTCAGAGACCGCGACAGCATTTGCCGCGCACATCGCCAGCACCGGATGCCCGCCGTGGCGGACGCATTCTTTCAACAGGTCCGCTTCCAGCGCGTCCAAAGCGGGGCTCATGCTCATGTAGCCCTGACCAAACGGCTCAAGCGGGAGCTCGACGCCCTGCCTTGCGAGCGCCTGTTGCATTCGGTCCATTCGCCAGCGATCAAAGCCGATCTTGGCTATAGAAAGTCCGCTGGTAAGCTCGCCAATATCTCGCGCAACGTAATCGTAATCGATGACCCTGCCGGGGGTTGTTCGTAGCAACCCATCCCGTACCCAGACATCATAGGGCGCTTTATCGCGACGCGACGCCTCGGATACGGATTCGACCGGCATCCAGAAGAATGGCCGAACGTGAACGACGCCATCTTTCCGGCATATGAGAACGAGGGCGGTAAGGTCGGTTGTGGCCGAGAGGTCGAGCCCGCCATAAACAACTCCGTCCAGTTCTCCGGGCGCACCGTTGCCGGCCTTCCACACGCCCGGAGACACGAATGCCGCAACCATGTTGACGCGTTGATTCAATGTGAGGACGCGGAACGTATTCTCCGCGCTCGGCATTCTCAGCGCTTGGGCGGCTTGTTCCTCAACGTCCCTTCGAGAGCGGAACAACCCGATCGCCGGGTTAGCCGCCTTCCACGCTTCCTCGTCGTCTAGCGCGCAGTCTTCGGGAGCCGCGTAAACGTGGGAGACAATAGCAGGGTCGCCACTTCGCTCGGCGTCATCGAGCCAGATAGAAAACAGATCCGCATCAGTCGGCGCTTGCGTTGAGATCGCGATGAGTAAAGGCTTCTCATGCGCGCCTTGCGCCGTTGTGATGGCGTCAATGAACGCATCCTGCGGCCCCTTCACCTGACCAACTTCGTCCAGGATCGCGAGCACAGGACTGAGCCCGTGTGCCGTAGTCCCTTCGGCCGCCAGTGCCCGATATTCCGTGTTCATCGGAAGGCCGATCAGCCTCTTGCCCGACGGCACTATCCGAACCAGCTTCTTGAGCTCGGGCGATAGCTCGATCATCTTCGCCGCGAGGTTGAAGACTAGCGCCGCTTGGTCCCGCGAACGAGCGCCAGACACGAGCTGCGAGTTCAACACCGCTTCCGGACCCACGAGGTGAGCCAGTAGCAGGCAGGCGATCAAAGCGGACTTGCCGTTCTTTCTCGCGATGGCGAGGTAGGCCCGCCTTGTGCCTGCGGGATTGTCGTAAATGTCTAGGACGAACTTGCGCTGAAAGTCAGCGAGTTTGATCGGTTGCCCGACCAGCGAGCCTTCCGGTATCCGAAGATGTCGTTCGATGAAGGCGCAAACCTTCTCGCCGCGGGTCATCAGTTGAGCGACGGCCTCGCGATGAGGTCATCATCCATCGGGTTGTCCTTGACGATCCCGCTTGCCTGCGCCCTACGCTTGCCAACGTCCCTTGCCTCACCTTCGGCTCCGCGCCCGTGCTGCTGGAGCGTGCGAAGGTAAGCCATTTCCAATCGCTGAAGGTCGCTCATCCGCGAAACCATCTTGGCTTCCGGTAGAGGATCGTTCTCGATCGCCTCACGCAGCTTCTGAATCTGCCATTGCGTCCAGGCGAGATTTGAAGCCGTCGCAAGTAAGGCGGGGGTGCCTTCCCATTCCTCGCGCGTGCGCCCCCGCGTGATGGCCTCCCAAAAAGGCATCGCCGCTTCTGGCAGCGGGCAATGCTCAGGCGGACTCAACGTGTCTAACGCCGAGGCCATGACGCGAACCGCCGCAGTAGCACTGTCGATGCGCTGCTTTCGAGCGGTCATGGGAAAATCCTGTATTAGCGTTTTTTTTCTTGTTCGGCGCCGCTGTCCGTCTGGGCGGTCAGAGAGATTTGACCCGCCCCTCCCTCCACGAAACGGTGACCTTGCCTCGCACCGTCTCTCGCAGCACATGATCACGGCGAGCGTTCAGCTGGGGTCGCCCGTGTTCATCTAGCTTATTGCGGACTACAGTTCCGGCCACGCAGTCGTATTCGACCACGTTCGACTGATCTGCTCCATCAACGCGCACACATAGGTTACGCCCAACTTCAGGATCATAGTCTGGCTGTCCTATTGAATAGCTTGCAGGCGGTGCGGTCAGGCTATCGGCCATCCATCCACTCCGATCGTTGGCTTCGCTGCCTTGCTCTGTGGTGCGAGCCACGGTTGCCTTGCTGCGCGTTCCCATTTGTCGATGCCGGCGATGGCATTGGGTGTGCCGCGCTCCATTGCTCTGCGCTTGCATTCATCTATGCCGGGGTGGAGCAGGACGATCTCGCCGCCTAGCTTGCTCTGCCACCACTTGCGCTCTGCCTCAGTGGGCGCGGATATGATGAACCATGCCCTTCCATACTCAGCGTTCTTGAGCTTGCCGAGTATGGCGTTGCGCTCACGAATGCCACGGTTGAACAGCTCCTTGTCCCAGCCACCCTGCCAATGGCGATACGTTGGTCGTAGCTTGGTAATGATGTCGTCCAAGCTAATGACGGTATCGCCCAGCTTGGCGTTGTCCTCAACGTATGTCGTCTTGCCCGATGCGGGCGGGCCGCACACGATGGTGAGCGGTATGGCAGACGGCTCTAGCCAATCGGGATGATTGACTGCGGCGTAGTGGTTGGCCTCCTTTGCCGTCTTCGCCTCATGGTGCGTGCGGCATAGTCCCTGGCTGTTGTCGTCCATGTCCGTTCCGCCTTGGCTTAGCGGTACGATGTGGTCGATCTCGTCAGTAGGGGTGACGATACCTTGGGCCAGGCACTCGGCACATAGTGGGTAGAGCGCTCGCCTGCGTTCCCTTATCCTTACGCCTGCTCTGCCTTGGATGCGGCCGTAGTTATTCCTCGACACGGCCCTATCGCTCCGCCGATCTCGCGATCATTGGACCAACACCAGATACAAACGCTATCGCCGCATTTCTCGCAGATATAGCCGTTGTGGCCGGTGCCCGTGTCGTAATCATCGAACTCCATCGCGGTTTCGTCAGGCTCGCCATCTTCATCTAGGCGGGCGACATGGCCGGCCGCCCGGAACGCCGCGAGGCAGTCTTCTACAATCTGTTGCAGAGACGCGAACATGCCGCCGCGCTAGCATATTTCAGCGGCTTGCACTAGTCCTCGCTGAACAGGTTATCGAAGCTCGTAATCTTCGCTGCTTCAAGGATGCCGATCGCTTCGTAGGTCGAAACGCTTTCGCCCCATTGCAGCGTTCTCAAACCATCGGGTGAATCCATCACCACAATGACGCGGGTGACGTCACCATATTCGTTGCTCTCCAGGTCCTCGGCAAAGCCGCGAGCCATCGAGGGAATGTCCATCAAATTGCGAACGGGTAGCTCTACCGTGTTGTCGGAGACTACCTTGAGGGTCATCGGCGGCGCGTCTTGGCTTGCGGGAAGAGCTTGCAGAACATTGCCTCGGCCTGCTCCTGATCGGCCTGGCTCACCCTCACTCCATCAACCTTGGTCGAGAAGTAGCCTTCCATTGCGAACCGCATGATGACGGCGGCCATTTCCTTCTGCCGTCCGTGCGTGTCAGAATGCTCCTGCGCCGCACCCCATGCCAGGACGCCGGCAATCATCCGCATTGCGTCAGCTACATCATGCAGGCCGTCTGCAATAAGCGACGCAGTTTCAGGCACGGCCCTACTCCGAACTATGAGAGCTTTGCGAGCGCTACTCATTTGGCGCTCTCCGAAATCAGCCCGCCGACGCAGCCAGAGCCAACGCGCCTGTTGGTCCAGGATCATTTGATCGCGGTTGGTTGGGATCGGCGGGGACTGCGCGCCTCTGTCTCAACGTATTCCGGCGGCGCAGAAAATACGAAACCCGCGCCGTAACTGGCCTTTGCTAGCTTGGCTCAGTCAGTGGGCGCGGGCGGTTTGGATCGGTTGCGATAGGCGCAACTCAAATCATCAATTACGTGTATTTTCCCATATACAGGGGAACGTGTCAAGCCTAAAAGCAGAACGCAGCCAAAATATTTCGGGAACAACGCGAGAACCTATGCGTTGGTTGCATACTTGGCCTTTAGGCGCTCGAACTCTTGGCGCTCTTTCTCATCGGCGGCCAGCTTGGCCTCCGCCTGAACCTCGCGGATTTCCGCATTGCGGGCCTTGCGTTCCTCAACCTCTTCGTCCGTTGGCGGACGATAAAAGCCGATGCGGCGATAGGTGTCGTAACCGCCCTCGTAATCGCTCTCGCGTTCGAACTCGATCACAACCTTGCGGCCTTTCGGGGCCTTGGCGGCGATCTTCCGCAGCTCCTCGATATGCTTCTCTAGCGAGCGCTCGCTTTCCCACCCCACCATCTCGCTTTCGATTTGTTCATAGACTGGGGCATTCAGTCTCTTTGGCTTGGCGTGAAGCAGGGCGGCGCGGTGGTGGCTGGCCCATATGCGCCTGAAATAGCCGTCGAACGTCCACGTGCCGCCGCCATCGCTCACATAAACATCGCCATTGTTGATCTCATCGGCCATCTCTCATCTCCTATTGGCCCAGCGGAACAGCGGAATCCAAACGGCGCAGTTCACTGCCGCGCCAATTAGAATGCCAATTATAGCAGGCCAGTTCATGCCGCTCGCAGCTGCGCATCGATCTGCAACCCCCTCATTGCCTCGCCCCGCAAGTTGCGTCAGTCTGCCACGGCCTAACGCATCTATCGCTCCCAAACGGGATGCCCTCGACATGGATCAAGATGCCGAGCATCCGCGCCAAGTGGGACACTAGACGAACACGAAAATGCGGCGTGTGCGTAATCAGGTTAAGGTTGGTCATGCTGCTCTCCTTTGTGCGTGAATTTGAAGCCCCGTCTCGATCAGCCGGAACACCGCCCGCAAAGCGCCGGCGAGCATTTCGTGATCGTTCACTCCAGGTAGATCATCGGGCGCAATCCGGTTCAGCCGGCGCAATCTCTCGCTGATGAGCAATCGCGCAAATGGCGGGAGATCATCGCTCCACCAGCAATCGCATACCAGGGCTTCGAGGCACCTCCGTTCATACCGCATTCCGTCGAGAGCTCGGCTCATGCGCTCGAAGGAAATATCTACTCGGCTGTCCTTGAGCGGATCGCGACCGTAGCTGGATCGCTCGTACTGTCCGCATTTAGGAGCTTTATCTGAGTGTCGGTTCCAGTAACCAAATCCGTAGTCACGCATCGTATCCCGAATAAGTGCGGGCTCATGGCCGTGGTCATCGAAGAAACCGAGGGCGTGGAGTTGACCCGGAGCATCCGAAATATCGTCCGAAACATCGACAATCTTCCCTTCTGCGTTCTTCCTTACGCCGTGGAACAATTCTCGCCGTGCCTGGACCCGGTCATTCCCGTAGTCGCGGGGCGTCAGCTTGGCTTTCTGCAATCGCCCGGACTTGGTTCGCTTGCCCGATTTAGAAGGTCTTCCCCGCATCTCGTCCCTCCCCAAACATCTCCGCCAATATCCGCTGCAATTCCTTGATCCGCGACCGGTTCTCCGTCTGCATTTCACGCCGCACCTTCAATTCTGCTTCGTATCTCAGACGAAGAGATTCCCATGCAGCAGGATCGCAGCGGAGGTTCATGCGGCTCTCACTTTCGACACACGCAGCGCATCGGCGGCGTCGGAGACCAGCTCCACAATTTTGTTCGCCAGTTCCGGGTTCACCTCTTCCAGGGCTTTGGCGTTGGCCTCGCACCTGAGCGCATCATCTTCGCGGTCGATCTTCCGGAAGAACTCCGCTTGGCCCAGCCACCACTCATGGGCTTCCGCAGGATCGCGGCTGGCAACGTATTTCGGCAGCTCCGGCGGTGCGTTCCCGAATTTCTGATCGCGCATCACGGCCGAATGACGGGCGATGATCCGGTTGGCCCATGTCCCCCGCCAATCGGACTTCATCTTCCGCTCAGACTGCCAATAGAGCAGGAACCCCTCAGCCTCTGTCTGGTAGCTCGCCTCGGTCCATTGCTCGGCGCACGCCCGAGATCGCGGTGGAAGCTCCGACACTGAGGGAGCTTTCCAATCAGCAGGAATTAAGGTTTTGCCACGCCTTCCCCCTGCAAGGGGGACAATGGGGGTTTCTTCTGTCTTTGTTTCTGTTTCTGTCTCTGTCTCTGGTGCGTCACGGTGACGTGATGGTGACGTTACAGTTGCGTCACACACCTCATCCGTGACGGTTTCGCTCTTGCTGTCAGCGTGTCGTCTCCGCTCTCTATGCGCACGTTGACGAACGGCGGATCGGTCGCTTGTAAACTGACGGTCGCCCCATTTCGCCACACAGCCCTCAGCACACCTACCCGCCGCTTGCAGCTCGGATAAAATGCGGCCAACGTCATCCACGTCCGCTCGCAAAAAGTAAGCGATCTCGGCTGCGTCCAGGTCGTATCGTCCATTGTCGTCAATCTCCGCCGCACTTTCGAGAATTGCGCCCCAAATCCAGACAACGCGCTCAATCGATTGTCCCGATCGAATGGCGACGCGCACGAGCTTGTCGTCGCGCATCATGCCGGCATAGTGGCGAAACCAGCGGCTCATGCCCGCCTCCGCTGCGATGCTTCCGCCGCGGTCTTGCGCTTGTGGCAATCGATGCAGAGCAACCACAGATTTTCGATGTCGTTATTGCCGCCAGCCCAAAGGGGCTGTTTGTGATCCACTTCGAGGTTCGAAGTTGGATGGACCTTGGTGTAGCGGCCAAACTCGTTGCTCCACACGCCCTGCCGCCGCCAAATGGTTTGCTCTCCACATCCGCAGTCGGAGCACTTTTGTCCGTCCCTGGAGACGAGCTCAGCGTATCTCGCGCGGCGCTGGCTGCTCGACATCCTTTCCGATTTGTCGTTCGCGGGCTCTTTGCGCTCCGGTGGCTCTTTGAGTGACGCAATGATGCGGGCTAAGTAATCTGGTGGCAATGATGGATTTTCCTCAATCGCATCGAGGACGGCATCAACCATCGCGCGACCGTTGGGATATGATTCGAGGAAGTAGGCGAGCTTGACTAGGCCATGCCCATCCAAGCCAGCCTCAATTGTTCGGCGGATGAGCGCGCTAGTGATCGTCACCCGCGCCTCCGCTCGATCTCTTGGACAGCCTGGCTATGGGTATAATCAGACCAATCTGTCAGCTTCCAATAAAGCGACTGGAGATGTGGTGGGAGGCTGCGGACGTAGGTCATGCGGCTAGTCTTTCCCGCAATGCCTTTACGTCCGCCTCGATCTCGGCGTCCTCAAGCATCCGCCTTTGCGTGCAGCGGATACCGTGAAGGATCGTGGTATGGTCGCGGTTGCCGAACCGTCTGCCGAGTTCCGGCAGCGACTTGGGCGTGAGCTCATAAGCTAGATACATCGCCACCTGACGGGCGCGGGCTTGCTCATTGGTGCCGCGCGCCGAAGTCATGATCCTGACGGGAATCTGATAGTAGGCCGCGACTAGCGCCTGGATATGCGTCACCATCAGCCGCGCTCCCGTGGGAGCTCCGCAGGTGGGGCAAAGCGTCGGCGCAAGAACGGATTCGCGGACGGTGGGAAGCGGCGGCTTTTCCATCGCTTCCACGACTTCGGGCTCGAAGGCGAAAGGGGGAGGCGGTGCGGTACGCGCGTTACTCGTAATCATCGGTGTCCTCTGTCGGAATGGGCCCCGCATGAACCGCCACCTCTTCGGGCAGCTTGCGCTTGCCGTTCTGCTGAAGATGGAACTCGACCAGCAATTCGTCGGCCGAGGTCCATTTGTTGAAGTCGGCCAACCGCTCCAGGTTCAGGTTCTCTGGCGTGTTGTCGTGCCTAAGCAGCGTTGCGACGAAGTTCTGGAGGCGCGTGGCCTTGGGGTGCGGCAGGGTCATAGCGACACCTCGAAAACCAGCTTGCCGTTGGGCACGGCATCGCCCCACTCGATCGGCTGGAGGCGGAAGTGCCTGTCGTTCACGCCCAGGCCGAGCGCGATCCCATCCCTGAATGCCTTCGTGGAGCTGGTGAGATTATCTTCGTCTGGCGCGACCTTGCCTTTGGGCGGATGGGCGATAAGCCGAACCGCAATGTCGCTTCCGTCATGTTCGTATTTGAACGTGGGTCCGAACTTGGCTCCCAACGCTGCCTTGGTGATCCAGTAGGCGGTGTCCTTGGACGCCTTGGTGAACCGGCTCTTCTCCGCCCAATGCACACGCGCGTTCGGAGACAGCTTCGGCGAAGGCCAGCCTAGTTCCAGAAGAATGTTCCCGAGTGATCCCCCCATGGCGCGTTAAGTCCCGCCTAATGCTGGTAAGGGTGGAAGGCCCATCTCTTCGCGAAGCTGTCGCGCCCTGGCGAGGATGCGTTCGCGCTCAGCCTCTTGCCGACGCTTGGACAGCCGACGAGCGGCGAGTGATGTGAGGAAGCGGATCATCGCACCACTCCCTGCATGACGAGGGCAATGGCAACCCATATTCCGCCAAGGGCAGAGCCAACGGTGAAGTTGATGAGTCCCCATGCGTAGTTGACGCCGAGCTTGCGGAGGAGGTTCATGCGGCCTCCACGAAGAAGTCGCCCTGCCGCTGGGCATCCTCGATGCGCTTGCAGGCGATGTCGAAATACTTGGGCTCGCGCTCAATGCCGATGAAGTTGCGACCCATCTGGACTGCCGCAACACCCGTGGTCCCGCTCCCCATGTAGGGGTCGAGCACTGTGCTGCCCTTGGTCTTTTCGACGCACCATTTCATCAGCGCGACGGGCTTCTGCGTCGGATGAATCCGGTCGCTTTCAGAGCGCGGCCCGTCATAGACACGCACCACGTTGTCGCGGTTGGTCCAGGCTAGTTCGGCTTCCGCCAGCGTGAAGTTGCGCTCGGGCTTGTTCCAAACGAACCAACAGCGTGAGGTCGGAAGGTCGAAATAATTGCCGCCCCAAATGATAATCTCGCTTCCGGCGGCAAGAACAAGCGCCATTGTCTCGGCGGACGGAGTGCTTTCGTCCCACTCGTTGCGAAGGCCCTTGTCAGCGTCGGCTTTGCCCCAACCGTGGCCCTTGCCGCCCTTCCACACGTCCGCGATCCCATAAGGCGGATCGGTCACAACCGCGTCCACCTTCGGAAGCGTCGGCAGAATGTCCCGGCAATCACCAAGGTAAAGCGTTGCTCGGCCAATGGTGACGGGATTCATGCCGCCTTCTCCTCGGGCGCTGGCATGGGCAGGCTCAACGAGCGCTGCCGGGCGCGGAACGCCTTCTCGGCTTCGTCCATCAGGTGATAAGCAAGGCGATCCTCAAGGTCGGGCCATGCCTTCGCGGCGCGCAGCCATGCGGTGACGCCCATCTCGGACTCGCCGGCGATGTATTGCGCGATTGCCTCATCGGAACGACCCATCGTCTCTGACATGTCGTCCAGGGTGAGCCGGTTGGCGTTCTTGGTTTGCAGGAGAGCCGCGCCGATCGCTCGAAGCGTATCTCGTTTCGGGATGCCAAGGATTGTTGGAGCGCTCATCGGTTAAACGCTCCCCCTCGATGAAAGTGCGAATCACCGCCTGTAGTGTCGGCGCGTCCGCTGTGCTCGGTCGCCCCTCCCCCCGCGATATTGCTGCGGGCGCGCCGCATCTCCTCGCAGACGAACGGGAAGTCGCCGAATATCTCGGCGGGCAAGCGACGGTGGCGAACCACCTTCCTTATCAGGTCGAAGATCCCCCCCATGCTGGCTATGTCCGCAAAAGGTTCGGGCGAGGCGCACGGGGGCATGTGTGAACCCCGCCCGATGCGCCGCAGGGGAACGACGCGGTTGTCATAGCGCCCACTTTCCCACCGCAAGGCCGATGCCTCCGATGATGAGCGTGAGCATGAGAAGGAGGGGGCCGATCATGCCGCGATCCCGTAGAAGTCGTTGGCGGTGACCTTGCAGCCAGTCGCCAGCGCGATCTTCTCCATGATCTCTTTGTCGGGGATGCGGCCCTTGACGTATCGCTGGACCATCTGGCGCGGGACGTTGATCCGGCGCGCAAAGTCCGCCTGACTTAGCTGTGCTTCTTTCAGATAATCCGCGAGGGTCATGCCGACAACGTAGCGGTGTCACGCCGCCGTGTCAACTGACACCTATTACGCTAGTTCACCGGAACCGCTATTATCG